GGTTCAGCACTCGGCAGATGACAGCACCTACGCAGACCTGATTACCTTCACCGCAGTCGGGGCTTCAACCCTTACCAAGCAGTTGAGTCCTGTTACTGGCACGGTGAACCGTTATGTGCGTGCCACAGCAAGCACAGCAGGGTCGTCAGGTTCCATCACTTTCAACATCGGGTTCGCCCGCTTCTAATCAAGGAGACAAGAAATGCCCACTTTCGTACACGGCAAGTCCACCGACTTTGAGTTGGACGACACCGCTGGAACTTCACGCAACCTCAGCAACGTGCTGACCAGCGTGGACTTCCCCGAAACCATTGACGTAGCGGAAACGACTGCGTTCGGTGCGACCAGCAAGTCGTACATCGTTGGCCTGAAGGACGCGACCATCTCGGTCAGCGGAATCTGGGACGCAACGGTGGACGGTTATGTCGCTGGCGGTGCTGAGCCTGCTTCCCGTTCGTTCATCTACGGACCTGCGGGTTCGACCGGTGGAAACGTCAAGTACACTGGTGAAGCCATCGTCACGAACTACAGCGTCAGCAACCCTGTTGGCGATGTTGTTACGTTCTCCCTTGACCTTCAGGTCACTGGCGACGTAACTCGCACCACATACTGATTCGCATAACCAACCAACATAAGGAGTGTGACCATCGTGTCCATGCGAGACAAGATCAGATCAGCACGCGACATTCAGTCGGAAATCGTGGACGTACCAGAATGGGGCGTTGCTGTCGAAGTTCGTTCTATGAGCGTTCGACAGCGCGCCGCGTTCGTATCGGCTTCACAAGACCAGTCTGAAGAAGGCGTTCAGCGAGTGGAGAAGGTGTACGGCGGGATTCTCGTTTCGTGCGTCTTCGACCCTGAGAACGGCGAAACAGTCTTCGATGAAGACGACCTGTCGTGGCTGATGACAGAGAAGTCAGGGGCTGTTATTGACAACCTTGTGGGTCGTTGCTTGGAAGTGTCGGGCCTGAAAGAAAAGGCTATTGACGAAGCGGGGAAATCCTACTTGGGTTCGCAGACAGAGATGGGCGAACCCACCCAGAGCGACGCGCCTACTTCTTCCTAGCACGGGAGTTGGGCATGACCGTTGGACAACTGATGGACAACATGAGCAGTTCAGAGTTCGTCGAATGGATTGCCCTCTACAAGATTGAAGCCAGCGAACGTCAGCAGGCACAACAGCGTGCTAAGTCACGCAAGGGCCGATAGTCATGGCTGACGGGAATGTCGGGCGCGTCAATGTAGAACTGGGTCTTGATGACAAGAACCTGAAGCGCGGTATCAAGCAGGCTGTCCAGTCCCTAGAGAAGATCGGTGATTCAGCCGAAGCGGTAGGTCGCGACGCTGAACAGTCTTTCAATAGGGCTGGGCAAGCCACCCAGCAGTTCGGTTCTAAGGGCGTTCGTGTTGCCTCTGACCTGTCCAGAAGTTACATGGGCGTTCAGGCCAGGGTCAAGGGTGTAGAGACTGCCACAGAACGCTACAAGCGTGAAATGGAGTCGCTGAACCAGGCGACGAATAAGGCGCAACGCAACCTGTCTGAGATGGGTCGTAGCCTTCAGAGCGTTGGCACGAAGATGTCAATGTCGGTGACGTTGCCCCTGGTGGCTACATCAGCCGCGGCGATCAAGGTTGCGAATGACTTTGAGTTCAGCATGGCTTCTATTGTCGGCTTGGTCGGTGTTGCCAGCGACGAAGTTCAGGCGATGGAAGAAGACGTTCGTCGCATGGGCAAGACTTACGGTGTATCTGCGACACAAGCCGCGGACGCGTTGTTCTACATCACATCGGCTGGTCTTCGTGGTGCTGACGCGACCAGCGTTCTTGAACAAGCGTCCAAGGCTTCAGCGATTGGATTGGGCGAAACTGCTGTTATCGCTGACCTCGCTACGTCAGCCCTGAACGCATACGGTTCAAGCACGCTGTCAGCGTCTGAAGCGACAGACGTGATGGTCGCCACGGTTCGTGAAGGCAAACTTCAAGCGAACGAACTTGCTGGGTCTATGGGTCGTGTGTTGCCTCTTGCTTCTGCGATGGGTGTCGGTTTCAATGAAGTCGGCGCGGCGTTCGCGGCTCTGTCTCGTACTGGTACGGACGCAAGCGAAGCCGCGACACAGATTCGTGGAATCTTGTCGTCACTGCTAAGCCCGACGAAGCAGGCTGAAGACGCGCTGACGGGTTTGGGTCTTTCGTCTGCCACTCTGCGTCAGGTTATGCGTGAGGACGGTCTACTCGCGGCCCTTGGACTCCTCGCTGAAACTTTCAAGGGGAACGAAGAAGCCGCGGCCCAGGTGTTCGGCAACATTCGTGCGTTGTCGGGTGTTCTTGACTTGATGGGCGCGAACGTCGAAACCACCACAGCGATCTTCGGCAGTTTGGAAAATGTGGTCGGTGATACAGACAAGGCGTTCGCGATCATGTCAGAGACTGGTTCATTCAAGGTGAAGCAGGCTATGGCACAGATGAAAGACGCGTTTCTTGCGTTGGGGCAAACACTTGCGCCGATTGTTCTGCCAGTTCTGGGTGCTGTGACGAAGGCGATTAGTGGTGTGGCGAATGTGTTCAACGCCTTGCCTGGTCCTATCAAGACAACAGTGGTTGTTATTGGTGGGTTGGTCGCGGCGACTGGACCACTTCTCATCGCTCTTGGCGCAGTGTTGAAGGCATGGACCGCGCTGAAGGTTGCGCTGGCTTCACAGGCGTTCGCTAATCTCGCGGCTCAGGCCGCGACTGCTGGGCCGATTATCGCTGGTGTCGCTATTGCCATTACGACTGTGGCTGTCGCCTGGTCTGCGTTCAGGGGCAACGCAAAAGCCGCGCAAGAACGACAGCAAGCCCTGACTGCTGTCTTGAAGGAAGCAGGCGATGAAGCCGCGACCTTGACAGATCGTGTCGGCGCACTCATTGACGAGTACAACAGGTTGAATCCAGAGCAGGCTGAGAACCCGCTAGGTGCTTCAAGCGCGGCTGACGCGTTCACACTGGCACAACTGTCTGCGAAGGGTTACAACGATGAGATAGCAAGCCTGGGTGTCAGTATCGCAGACGTAACAGCAACTGTTCAGGGTGGCACCGACTGGTTCGGCAAGTTGGAACGCCAGATCCTTCACGGTACAGGTTCCAATACACGCGCCGAAGTCGGCATGGAAGACATGCTCGTCGTTCTCAACGAGGTCGGAACGACAGGCAACTATGTGGTGGACAGCCTGATCGCACTGTACAAGGCAAACGGAATCACAGGCGAGTCGTTCTACAACATCATAGGGGTTCTAGACGAAGTGGCAGACGCATGGGACGACCACAGAGAGGGACTGGAAGACAATGCTAAGGAACTTCTAGAAGACGAAATACGACTGAAGTCCATCACCGACATTCTTGGGACAGATCACTACAACGCACTGTTCGCTGACGCAATGGCGACCGCAGAAGCAACGGGCGTAAAACACAAGTATGCCTATGTCCTGGACATCGTGAAGGACGAAATCAACAATGTTCTGAACCCAATGCGCACAATGGAAACGGAACTACTGGACACAGCACGGAAGGCGCAAACTGCGTCGGACGGAATGATTCAACTTCAAGGGGCGATGGACGCGGCGCGTCTTTCCACTGAGGACGGGAAGGCAACTGTCGCTGGTCTTGCTAACGAACTTGGGATTCTGGCGCAGTTGTATGAGAACGAAGTCCAGTTGGCGTTGCTTGACGCTCAGGACGCTAGTGACCGCGTGTTTGATTCATTCGATGGAATGGCAGAAGGGTCGAACAGTGTTGAACGTGCTGTGCGTGAACAGTTCGGTTCAATGCTTGAACTGACTACACAGATTGCCAACTTGGGTGGTGGCGTGGAAGATGTAGTTCCGACACTCATCAAGATGTATCGGGACTTGCTGGCAGGCGCAGACGCGGCTGACATTTCACGGGACCGAATCATGGCCCTGATTGAACAAGTTGGACTGTTGGACGGAATGTCACCAGAAATCCGTCTGTATCTGACGATGGACACCGCAGAAGTTCAGGCGCAGATCAACACAGTTATGCGTATGTTCGCTGGCGTTACACCTGGCGGTGATCTTGAACGACGACTGCTGGAACGCTTGGAGTTCTTGAACGAAATCCTGGCGATTCTGAATACGACACCGACTGGTTCTGGTAGCGGTGGCGGTGGCGGTGGTGGTGGCGGTGGGTCGAAGAAGGAAGAAGACCCGTTCGCTTGGGTTGAAGGCTGGGTGGACGACCTCGCCAAGTTCACTGAAGCATTGCTAAGCAAGTATTTCGCTGACCGTCTGGTGAGTTCGACCGCACCTGAAATCGCTGACGCTCTGGCTGAAGTTCTGGACGAAGCAATGAAGTTGGCGGTGAACATTCTGCCTGGTGGCGAAGGTTTGGAAGCGTTGGTGAACGCAACGTCTAAAGCCCTTCAGGAACTGGCGAACAAGTTGGAAGACACTGGTGACGCGGTTGAACCTATCGCTGGGTTGCGTAGCCAGTTCCGTGACGCTGTGGCTGAAGTCAGGCGCATGGAAGACGCAGTGAAAGACCTGGAAGACAGGTTCAGGGATTTCAACCGTGTTGAGATTGAAGGCAGGCTGACAGCCTCTGAACTGCTTGATCAGGGACTGGACAAGTACGACCAGTTGAAGAACCAGGTCGAAAGTTTGCGTATGGCGTATGCGGATTTCACTGCTGTGGAGAATCCGCTAGACGCACAGTTGTCTGTGTATCAGCAAGCGTCTGACGCGGTAGCGAATCTGCGTACAGAGATTGAAGACCTTGACAGGTTCCTGAGTGGTCCTAGCGGGCTGGAACTGGAACGGTCACGTCTTGAAGGCATGGCTTCAGCGTTAGAGAATCTGCGTTCCGCACAGATTGACTACGCAGAATCCACCCAGCGTTCCTTGTCTGCTGTCCCGTTCGGGAAGCGTGGCGGTGCGCTGTTCCAGGCGAAGCGTTATCTGAGCAAGGTTGAAGCGTTCCGTGACATTCTCAGTGGTCTTCGTGAACGCGAGTTCCCTGTCGAAATCATTCGGGAAGTGTTGTCTGCTGGCATTGACGGTGGCACAGCACTCGGCAAGAAACTGCTGTCGCTCAGTGACGCTGACCTGTCTGAACTGAAGCGTGTCCAAGAAACCATCGGGCAGGTAACAGGGCAGATCGGAACGATTGCGTCTGACATTCTGTTCACTGCTGAAGTTTCTGAGGCTGAAGCCGCGTTCGACCGCCAGATGAGTCTGGTGCGTCAGATGTATGCGACTGCGTTGGCTGACGCTGAAGCGAACTTCGCAAGCCAGAAGGCAATCACGCAAGGCTTGTACGAACAGCAGATCGCGCAGGCAGAAGCCGCGTTGGAGAACCAGAAGATCGTCGTCCAGGGTCTGTTCCAGTCTGCGGTTGCTGAAGCGAAGAAGAACCTGGAAGAAGCCAGGGGTGTCGCACGCGAACTTCAGGAAGCACTTCAGAAGGTCGAAGACGCTATGCGTGATCTGATCAAGGAACTGGCAGACCTGATCAAGAACGCCACACAACCTGGTCAGGGTGGCAACGGCACCGACGTGAGCCTTGGTCATGTTCTTGGGACTGGTGAGTTCACAGACAGTGGACTACCTATCGTCGTCGGACGTTTCGATCGTGGAACCCCTGCGCCTGGGGAAATGGTCGGCGGTCAAGATCGCCTATGGGGTGGGCCTGGTGGCGGTGGTGTTGTCAATGGTATCTACATTCCACCTGGCATTGACTGGGGTGCGCTTGGTGCGCGTGCGATGGGTGGACCCGTTAGGGGCGGGTCACCGTACATGGTGGGTGAACTCGGTCCCGAACTGTTCGTTCCACGCTCGTCAGGCACAATCATTCCTAATGACATGGTGGGTGCTTCGACAAGTGGTTCTAAGAACTACACGATCAACGTGAACATTGCTGGCGGTCAGAACATCGGTCGTGAAGTGGTGCGTGCTATCGAAGAATACGAACGGCGCAATGGCAAGGGCTGGCGTTCGTGACCCTTCTTTACGACACTGCGACAGCGTATGAAGCCGACTTCACCTATTTCGGGGCTGGCAATACAGACGCGCCAGTTCTAAAAATAGAAATGGACTTGTCTTCGACGTTCCCAACTGAAGTTCTGGACATTGACTACGGTGGCGTTCTGGCCTACACAACGTCTTCGGAGTACGACCCAGAAGACCGCTATGACGGGTTCGTGGTGTTCGACGACATTACTTCGTCTGTGCGAGGCGTGGAGATTACGCGTGGCAAGTCGTCAATGACCTATGATCATTTCGACGCAGGAACTTGTTCGCTAGAGATTGCCGACTTCAACAGCACATTTCTGCCGGACGAACCCAACAGCCCTTACTATCCAAACGTCAAGCCACTAAGACAGGTGCGTATTTCTGCTACCTGGTCGGGTGAAACATTCGTGTTGTTCCGTGGTTTCGTGGACCAATGGCAGATCAGATGGGAACCCCGACAAGAGTTCACAGAAGTTGCGGTCGGTTCTACTGACGCTACGAAACTGCTCGCCAACTTCGACACCGAATACGAAGGCACGGACGGTGATTATTCGTGGGAACGCGTGGGCGCAATGCTAACTGATAAGGCTTGGCCCGCTGACTTCACTGACATTGACACTGACGGGTTCTTCGCCATTCTGGTTCAAGACACTGCTGATCGTCGCCAGTTACTACCCAATCTTCAAGAGTACGAAACAACAGAACAGGGCGCACTGTTCGTATCCAAGGAAGGTCGAATAACCTGGCGCAACCAAGCCGCGGCCAACCCACTAGAAGTACAATCCCCCGAATACATTTTTTCTGATTCTGGCGGGGCTGGCTACGCCACCATCACAGAGATCGACTACCAAGTTTCGGACGAAAAGGTCTACAACGTGGTGAGCGTGACCCCAACAGCAGGCACAGAACAGGTTGCGTCTGACTCTGATTCCATTGACACCTATCGTGAACGCGCCCTGACCCTCACAGACGTTCCGCTAACCACAGACCTACAGGCAAACCAGTTGGCACAGATCATTCTGGACAAAGAAAAACTGCCACTAAGTCGAATCAACTCAGTTAGCACAGACCCCCGCATTTCTGTCCATTCAGCGTCAGTTGCCATGAAGGGCGAAATCCTCACGAAAGTAAATGTCATTCGTACCCCACCTGGCGGTACGACCACCACCTACAAGATGTTCCTGATCGGTGTGCGCCACAACATCACCCCCGAAACCTGGGTGACTGAGTTCGTTACTGATTACAGGGGCGACTTACTGGTATTCCCGTAGTAGCACCGTGTAACCTAAGGAGAACCTATGGCTATCAACTACCCCACCAGCCTAGACAACTTCACGAACCCCACCGCGTCCGACGCTATGAACTCGGTGACGGTTCCGCACGCCACCCAACACTCAGACCTAAACGACGCTGTAGAAGCCCTAGAAGCGAAGGTGGGTGTGAACTCGTCTGCGGTGGCAACATCTCACGACTACAAGATCACCGACCTTGTTTCCCGTGTGACGACGTTGGAGAACGCAGAGATTCCCGACACGATCATTGACGCTAAGGGCGACTTGATTGTGGGTACTGCCGATGACACGGCGGGCCGTTTAGCGGTCGGAACTGATGGGTACATTCTGGTTGCTAACAGCGGTACTGCCTCAGGTTTGGAATGGCAGGCGAACACCGCGGCTTCTACTGGTAAAGCAATCGCTATGGCGTTCGTATTCGGCTGATAAGGAGATAAGAGATGACCGCCCCCAACATTGTCAATGTCACAACAATCACCGGCAAGACAGCCCTAGTGAAACTGACCGACAACACCGCTACTTCGATTCTGGCTAACGCTGGTTCATCAGGCAAAGTCTTGAAGTTGTCCGGTGTTCTTGCCGCGAACACGGAAGGTGTGGACGTGAATGTGGCGTTCGATCTGTACGTCACTCGCTCAGCCACTAATTACTACTTGGCGAAAGCGATCACCATTCCGGCTCTCGCGGCGTATGAAGCGTTCTTGAAGGACAGCACACCGATCTATCTGGAAGAAGGCGACACCTTGTATGCTCAGTCGGGTAACAGCAACGGTTACATCGACGTTATGGTGGCCTACGAAGAAATCTCCTGAGTGAGTTATGCCTGACACAACTTCGGGACTCTGGAACGCTGGTGATGTGTACCGACGTATTGCGTTAGGTACATGGGTTTCTGCTACCCAAGAGTTCAGTCTTACTTGGTCACCACTTCCGGCAGGTACACCGTTCACAACTGGGTTGTATGAGGGCGTAGATTTCACCGCTTCGGCTACTGTCACGATTGAAGGCACGAAAGACATTGAGTATGTCGTCGTCGGAGGCGGTGGTTCGGGCGAGAACAAAGAGCGTCAAGGTGGTGGCGGTGGTGCTGGTGGTTATCGAACTGGAACACTTGCGACTACGACAGGGCCATACACCGTAACTGTCGGTGGTGGAGGTGCGACAGGCCCATCGTGGTCAAATGGGTCAAGTTCAGTATTTGGGCCGGTTACAAGTGCCGGTGGTGGCAAGGGTGGACAATTCAACGACGGGCCTTCCGCTAACGATCCACTTTCGCCTGGTTCTCCTGGTGGTTCTGGTGGTGGCGGTGGTGGAGGTAATACTAACCAGGGTTACAACGCTGGTTCTGGCGGTGCTGGCAACACGCCACCTACTTCTCCTGCGCAGGGAAACTCAGGTGGTGCTGGACGAAATGTCTATGATGCCCCTGGTTTCGACACCAAATACGGTGGTGCTGGTGGCGGTGGAGGTGCTAGTGCGGTGGGTACAACCGCCACTAACCTAAATGGTGGCCCTGGGGGGGCTGGCGCAACCACGACCATTACTGGTTCACCACTTACTTTTGCTGGTGGTGGTGGTGGAGGTGCTGGTATTTTTGTGGTTCCTGCGTCGTCAGGTTCGGGTGGTACTGGCGGTGCTGGGGGTGGGGCCAACGGTGGTGGATACCTAGGTGGTGGTGGCTCGGGAACAGTAAATACTGGCGGTGGAGGCGGTGGCGGTGGGAACAGCCCGACAGCCGGTGCTGGTGGTTCTGGTCGTGTGATTATTCGTTGGTTAGCGTAGGAGTAGACATGGCACATTTCGCAGAACTAGACGCAAACAACATTGTCCAACGGGTCATCGTTATCAGCAACGATGACATTGTGGACGGTGACGGAGTAGAACAAGAATCGCTTGGTATCGCCGTGTGTCAGGCGGTTGCTGGTGGTGGTACTTGGGTACAAACCTCGTACAACAACAACTTCCGCAAGCAGTACGCAGGTGTCGGTGACGAGTTCCTTCCCGACGCAAACCTGTTCTACAACCCCGTTAGCCCATACCCTTCATGGTCGCTTGATGAGAACTATGATTGGCAACCGCCGACACCTAAGCCCGAAGATGTTGAGGGTTCGTATTGGGTGTGGAACGAAGAAACCGTGTCGTGGGATAGTGTCGCCTACCCAACTTCAGAGGAAGGCGAATAAGTCATGGCTTCTGGTGGCCCCCCGTTCTATGGCCGTTGGCCTGTTAGTGCTGTCTATGAGGCGGTGCTAGACGGTAACTGGGTGAGTGCTACCCCAGAGTTTTCTGTTACTTGGTCGCCAGAACCGGCAGGAACACCGTTCACAACAGGACTTTACTCAGGTGTGGATTTCACGGCTTCAGCAACGGTGACGGTTACTGGTGGTGGCAAGGATTTTGAGTATGTGGTGCTTGCCGGTGGCGCGTCTGGAGGAAGTGGCCCTAATGCCACTGGTGGTGGTGGTGGTGCGGGTGGTTATCGCACAGGCACACTTCCCGCACTCGCGGAAGGGCCATACACGGTAACTGTTGGTGCTGGAGGCGCAGGGCTACCATACACCACAGTCTCCCCTGGCAATAGTGGCAGTCCATCTGTTTTCGGCCCCATTACCAGTACGGGTGGAGGTGGCGGTGGACAGAGTGTCAATACTAGCCCACCGGCCCTGGTAAATAGGGGCTTTCCTGGTGGTTCCGGTGGTGGAGGTGGTGGATTTTACGACACTACCTCCCCTGCTGGTACGGGCATACCAGGCCAGGGCTACCCAGGAGGTACGGGCTTCCAGTATCTAGGGGCCGTACTTCGTGGTGGTGGCGGTGGTGGTGCTGGAGGTGCTGGAACTAACGGTGGCCCACCTAGCGGTGGTAGTCCTGGGCCTGGGGTAACTGTTTCAACAACAGGAACACCCTTCCCTGCTGGAGTAGGTGGTGGTACTCGTACAAGTGTTTATCCACCATTCAATGGTACGGCCAATCAAGGAGGCGGTGGGCCTGCTGGTGCTGAGCCCAATTCTGCTTCTGGCTCTGGTGGTTCCGGTCGTGTCATCATCAGGTGGCTGACATGACAACCGTAGGTAGATGGAACCCGAACAAGGTTCGTGAACGAGTCCTCAATGGAACGTGGGTGTCGGCTGAGGAGTTGGGTGGCATGGTGTTGCTTACTCCTACGTCGATTGCGTACACGGGTGGTGG